GCACCGCACAGTGGCCATCGCGCAAGGGTCACGCACACAGCGGCAAGACATTATTGCTAAGGGTTACGAGTTCATCATCATTAACTTTGATGGGGTTAAGGTTGTTAGCAAAGAACTCTCTGAAGGTGGGTTCGACCTCATCATCGTAGACGAAGCCAATGCCGTGAAGAACGTAGCCACCGACCGCTGGAAATACCTTGCGTCACTTCTTAAACCCAATACTCGCTTGTGGCTCATGACGGGCACTCCCGCATCGCAGTCCCCCATGGATGCATACGGTTTGGCCAAACTGGTAGCCCCAGATACAGTGCCTAAGTTCTTCGGCGCGTTCCGCGATAGGGTAATGCTCAAACTCACGCAGTACAAGTGGGTACCCAAACAAGACGCGCAGCAGACGGTACATAACATCTTGCAGCCAGCGATACGGTTTACTAAAAAAGAATGTCTCGACCTTCCTGACTTGTTGTATTCCTCACGGGACGTGCCGCTCACTCCGCAGCAGATGAAGTATTACGAGACCTTGCGTAAACAGATGACTGTAGTAGCCGCAGGCGCAGAGATCACCGCAGTCAATGCCGCAGCCATGCTCAACAAGCTTCTACAGGTGTCTCAAGGTGCGGTGTATACGGATGATGGCAGCGTGGTGGAGTTTGATGTCAGTAACCGAGTCGCTGCGCTCATGGAAGTAATTGAAAGCACCGACCACAAAATCTTGATATTTGTGCCATATCGGCACACTTTGGATATGCTGCGTGACCACTTGACTAAGGACGGTTACAGCGTTGAGGCCATCCAAGGCGGCATGCCACCTAGCCAGCGTGCAGAAATCATCAAGCGGTTCCAGACGGAAAACGACCCCCGCATCTTGCTGCTCAGCCCACAAGCTACTGCCCACGGGATAACCCTAACAAAAGCCGACCAAGTTGTGTGGTGGGGGCCTGTATCATCTACAGAAATTTATTTGCAAGCCAACTCCCGTGCCCACCGGGCTGGACAAGTTAACCACGTTACGGTAACGCACCTGCAAGGCAGTCCCGTAGAACGCCGGATGTACACGATGTTGCAGAGCAACATTGACCTGCACCAAGGCCTAGTTGATTTGTACAAACAAATCCTTGACGACTAGACTAGACAGTGTATAATCTGATACGTGGGCACCACCCACTCCTTTTCTATTCAACGCAAGTCAACAGGAGAAACACATGGATGCTGAAAAGCTAGTCTCGGTGTACGTCAAGATACGTGACGCCAAGGCAGCCAAAACAAAAGAGATGGAAGACGCCATCAAGGAGCTGGACGACCAGCTAGAGTCCCTTGAGCAAGAGCTGCTTGAAATCTGTAAGGTTACGGGGCAAGATGGGGGCAAGACCTCTGCGGGCTCATTCACACGGTCTGTTAAGACCCGCTACTGGACCAGCGACTGGGACAGTATGTACAAGTTCATCCGAGAGCATGATGTTCCTGACCTTCTTGAGCGCCGAATTGCCCAAGGCAATTTCAAGCAGTTCGTTGAGGAAAACCCGAATCTTATGCCTGAGGGTGTTAATCTGGAGTCTAAGTACTCCATCACCGTTCGTCGTTCTTCTAAATAATCTATAGGAATCCTATGAGTAACATTACTCTCTTCTCTTCTGGCGCAGCTATCCCCGATTTCCTGCGTGATGTAAATGACCAAACCCTGAAAGACATCACTGGCAGCACTGGTGGAAAACAAATCTCTATCAAAGGCGGCGTGTGGCGCATGATCGTCGGCGGCGAGGAGGTTTCTAAAAACGAAGACCGCGCCATGAACTTTGTTATCGTGGCTGCTAGCAAGGGCGTGTCTCGCACGTTCTACGAAGGCAAGTACGAAGAAGGTGCCAACGTCAAGCCTAGCTGCTGGTCGGCTGAAGGCACTGTGCCCAACCAAGAGGTGCTGAATCCTCAAAGCTCTAACTGCGCTACCTGTAGGCAGAACATCGAAGGCTCGGGTGAAGGCAAGTCTCGTGCATGCCGCTACAGCAAGCGTTTGGCTGTGACGTTGGAGAACGATATCGGCGGCAACATCTACCGCCTGCAGGTTCCTGCCAAGTCGTACTTTGGGCGTGCCGAAGGTGACAAGATGCCCCTGCAAGCGTATGGTAAGTTCTTGTCTGGCCATGGCCTGCCCATCACGGGTCTGGTTACGGAAGCTCGTTTTGATACGAGCGAAGCTGTGCCAGTTATGAAGTTCCGCGCTGTACGCCCATTGACCCGCCCGGAGTGGGAGGCCGCTAAGGTACAAGGCGAGTCAGAAGATGCCAAGCAAGCTGTTGAGTTCAAGATGACAGCGGGCAAGGACTCGCTTAATTCTGTTGCGCTACCTGCGGCGTTTGCTTCACCTCCTCCCCAGTTCTCTGAAGCTAGCAAGGCAACGGCGGAGATAGTGGAGACAGTTGAGCCCGTCAAGCGTAGTTCGGCTAAGGCAGCGCCCGCTGCACCTGTGGCTAAGAATGTGGCTGATATCCTTAACGACTGGTCGGTGGACGAGTAATGCTAGCTGGCACTCGGGGCTATAGCTCCTCATTTGTATACCGCATACGTGACGTACAGTGGGGGGTTCTTCCTGCGGTACGTGATCTAGGTCAAGTGTGCCTTGAACACGAAGTTCCCATTACGGTGGTGGCTGAAATGTTTGGTGTAACTCGGGCTACGGTTTACAACTGGTTGACAGGAGAGACTGAACCCCGGGGGCCACACCGCGCCCTCATACCAGAAGTCATTACGAAGCTGCGCAAGCTTAAGTGACTTTATCCGGCGAGGTGGTAGGGAGACCTTCCACCTCTTTCTTTTGGCTACACCGTGAAGCTATATGACTGATTTTTTATCCTCAGTACTGCCCACACAGGGTACATACTGCACGGTGGGTATTCGCAACGGGCTTGTCAGACAGAATTTTCATGCAGCGGTTGATGATGTAGATGCAGTAGGTATGGGGTTGGTAGGGTCTGGAGTAGACGCCTACTTCGCACTTGCTACCTTTAACGATAGCTCCAGCCGTAAGGCTGAGAACGCTGCCTTCCTTCGCTCATTCTTCCTCGACTTGGATTGCGGCACGGGCAAACCCTATGTCGACCAATCCGCTGCTGCGCAAGCTCTAAAAGCCTTCGTACTCATCACCAAACTTCCCATGCCTACCGTCGTTAACTCGGGCGGTGGGCTGCATGTGTACTGGCCTCTTACTGAGGATGTACCGGTATATGTATGGCTAGGCCATGCCAAGTCTCTCAAGCGGTTGTGTACACAACACAACCTTCATGCCGACCCAGCGGTAACTGCGGACTGTGTACGCATTCTGCGTACTCCCGGTACCTCGAACTTTAAAGATGGCCAGAGTCGCCCAGTACAGATCATTTACTCAGGTCAGCCCACTGACTTAGAAGTTTTTGTAGCTAACCTACCTCCTGCACCTGTTGACCTATCTGCAGCTAAGGCATTTGGCCAAGACAGCGTGACCTCCGACCTTGCGGGCGGTGAGTATCCTAAGACCAAGTTTCGAGTAATTGCCGTCAAGAGTATTAGCGATGAGGGGTGCGCACAAATCAAGCATGCCCTAGTAAACGCCGCTACCCTTGAGGAGCCGCTGTGGCGTGCCGCGCTGTCCATTGCCTACCGTTGCGAAGACGGTGCCAAGGCCATCCATGACCTGTCCAAGAAGCACCCCGGCTATACCGCTGAAGCTACCGAGATTAAGGCAGCGGAGACCAAGGGCCCATACACATGCGAGTGGTATCGTGACAATAATGGTGAGCTCTGCGAGGGTTGTGCCTTTAAGGGCACGTCTCCCATCAGCCTTGGAAAATACACAGAAGCAGCTGAAGCTGTGGATGGTGCGTACCTAATTGAGAAGCCTGAAGACGAGACTTCTCCCGCAGTCACCATGCGGATTCCTGAGTATCCATTTCCATACTTCCGGGGCATCAAGGGTGGTGTGTTTAAGCGGGACTCCGATGCTAACGGCAACCCAACAGAAGTTGAAATCTACCGCCAAGACCTGTACATAACAGAGCGGTTCTTTGACCACGACGAGTTTGGTGGTGGTGATGGTGAGATGGTTGGTATCAACCTGCACCTACCCCGTGATGGGGTGCGCCGCTTCTTTAGCCCAGTAACGAGTTTGTTTGCCACAGACAAACTACGTGAACTTCTCATCAGGAACGGGGTTGTTGCCTACGGCAAAACATTGGATTTAATCATGGCATATTTCGCATCGTCTATTCGCAAACTGCAAAGCCAAGTGGCCGCAAATAAGACCCGAAACCAAATGGGTTGGGTAAAGACAGACGTTGAAGGTGAGGTAGTGGGTGACGGGTTTGTAGTGGGCGAGATGGAGTACACATCCAATGGTCCCAAGCTTGCGCCCCCTGCCAGTGCTACACGCCAAATGGCTACGCACTTCAAGCCCACAGGTACCTTGCACGAGTGGACATCCATCGTTGACTTCTACGACCGCCCGGGGCTAGAGCCGCACGCGCTGGCTATGTTCTTTGGGTTTGGTTCTCCCTTGCTGGCGCTAATTGGGGGCAACTCGGTTAAGGGTGCGCTTGTGCACTTGAAGCACAACGGCTCAGGCTCAGGCAAGTCAACTGCGCAGATGGTGGCCAACTCCATCTTTGGGCATCCTGAGAAACTACTAAACAAGCCCGACGATACGCAAGCGGCCAAGCTGCACAAGATGGGCATGATGCAGAACATGGTGTACACCATGGACGAGATTACCAACGAAAAACCGTTCGAGTTGTCAGCGTTAGCCTATGCCATCACCAGCGGCAAAGGGCGTGACCGCATGGAGGCGCAGACCAATTCACTGCGCATGAACTACGTCATGTGGTGCCTTATCACCCTGTCGTCTGGTAACTCCTCCGTGGTAGACAAGCTGCAGCAGATCAAAGCTACAGCCAATGGCGAACTGAACCGTATCTTGGAGTTGTCAGTACCTCGGTATACCGGAGCCACCAAAGAAGAGATTGATGCAGTGTTCAGCAAACTGGAACACAACTACGGGGTAGCGGGCCCTGTGTTTATTGACTACGT